ACAGGAGATAGACATGACAGATTTTACACCAAAACTTCCAGAAGTTAAATTCAACAAAAACGGATATGAAATTCGTGCTGACGTTCTAGCAATGGCTAAGGACATCGTCATGCAAGACTATAACGTTAAGGTTGCAGGTTGGCAACTGACTGCTGCCAAAGATGAAAAGACTGGGCAACTCGTTACATCAATCGCAATGCCAGAGTTTCCAGGAATGGAAAAGATTCTAGAAGCTGCTGAAAAGATGTATGGTTTCGTGAACCAAGCAACTAAGAAGTAAGACAAAAAGCCCCTTAATCGGGGCTTTCCTACGGTTGACGTTAAATCGTTTTGGGTATATAATACACTCATGTTTAAATATACAGCACATCCAGAAGTCATCCGTAAGTACAAGAGCATCCGCCAGAACTCCAAGAAGCCCTGGGACGACCAGTTTTTCTTTGCAGTGGAAATCTGTGGTAGTTCTAAAGCCTACTTCGCCTGCGGTGACTTCTGGAAGCACTACAAGACAATGGAGTTCTACAGTGTAGAGAAGCGTACGGAAGTTCCGGTCAACGGTGTTCTGATTCCAGTGCATTATTTTACGGAAACCAAAACTTGACATTAAATGGTTTTGGGTATATAATGTACACATACACTGAAAAACAAGGAACTAATATGAAACTCAATATCAACGACAAAGTAGAATGGTTTTCTGCTGCAGGCTTGCTGAATGGTTCTATCAAGAATGTGGTTCTGAGCGAAAATGCTCAATATGAGACTGTTCCTTGGATTGACATTGAAGTTATCAACAAATTTGGTCGTCCTTACTCGGTTCGTCTGTGCGCAACTCACAGCAACCTGATCATGATGCAAGTATCCAAAATTTGACATTAAATGGATTTGGGTATATAATGTACACATACACTGAAAAACAAGGAACACAAATGCAAATCGGAACTATCATCAAGTCTTTTGACTTCCCCGGCAACTTGAACTGCTACATGGTTGGTACTGTGACTAAGGTAGAAGGTGACTTCATTACTTGCGTGACAATCAAACAAGTGTTTGACGGCAAAGCATTGCCCAACGAAAAGTTCAACAAAGAGTTCCGCACAGTGGTTCAGGGTGCTGGTATGTTTGACGAATCCTTTCAACGAGTAGTCGTTGTAGGTTGACATTAAATGGTTTCGGTGATATAATAGAATCTTAAACAGTAACAAGGAATACATCATGGCAGGCAAAGCAAAATCGGTCTATCTCACAGTCACCCCAATTGGTACGCTGTCGAGCGTATTTCGTAAGGTGTTCTTTGACGCTAAGGCATACAATGAATTCGTGAAGTCAGAGGAATTCATGGAGAAGTATCCTACTGCACAATTTCAAATTCTCAAGGAAATTTATTGATCACTACACTTTCCGCGACTATCCTCAACCCTAACAACAAACACACAATGATCAAAACTATTCAACCGCAACTTCCAAAGCCTATCAAGTCCTCAACTGGTGGCACTATCACTTACACTAAAACAGGGTTGATTCACACACAGAAATAAAGGTTGACGGTAAATGGCTTTGGGTATATAATAGAATCTTAAACAGTAAAGAACAGGACTATAAAATGGTATTCGAAACACAAGTTATCAACAACATCGCTCCTTTGCTTGACTCTGGCGAACGTGCTGAATTCTCATATGGTTCACTGTTTGTTGAATGTTCTGAAAAAACTGCCCGTTCAGTGTTTCACAAATTGTCGTATGACGCTGGTCTCGGTAAGGTGAAAATCTCCAAGACTCCGGTAGAATACGTGTTTGACTTTGTAGCTTAAAAATTGTAGGAGTTAATATGGTGATAGTAGCAAAAATGACAGATGGCAAGATAGTCCAAGTTGTACGTGTTGCTGACACCGTAGGCTTCTCTACTGACAAGGACTGGGTTATGGTTTGTTTTGACTTTGAAAAGATAGACCGTAAGCGTGAGCATTTCAAGTGGGTCCCAGCAACTACTAGGTTTGACTGGGTTCGTGAATTTTCTTTTGAGTAATTATATGAAAAACTTTCTAATTGGCACCGTGTTTGGTATCGTTGTCGCAACTGTAGGCTTTAGTGGTATTGCTAGGTTGCTTGACAACGGTATCGCTAAGACAAAAGAAATCGCAACAGAAGGAGCAAAATAATGGGTCTCGACATGTACGCTTATATTGCCCGTGAAGGTCAACGCTCTGAATACAATGAACAAGGAAGTGACTGGGATCCTGAAACTCGTGAATGGGTTGCTAAAGGCCCTGTAACTAAACCAATTGAACTTGCTTACTGGCGCAAGCATCCTTCATTGCATGGTTACATGGAACAGTTGTGGCAGAAGAAAGGTATGCCAGGTACAGGCAACACTGATGCTGACTTTAATGGCATTGAACTTGAGCTAACTTGGCAAGACGTTGATGACCTTGAACAGGTAGTGCGACACGGAAAACTTCCATTCACTGAAGGTTTCTTCTTTGGCAAGCCTAGCGACAATACCTACTACGAACATGACCTCAAATTTTGTGCTGATGCTAAGGTAGAATTGTTCTTGGGTTTCAAAGTGTTTTATAATTCAAGTTGGTAATATGACTATCTTAACACTGGATAAGATGATTGACTTTGATACTAGCGAAATAGGTTATATGGGCATGGAAGTGCCTGTGCATACCCAAGAAGCAATCACTAGTTACTTGTTGCGTGGTTGGCAGCCCGGCGGGTTTCTGACTAGTATGCTTGCTGGTGATATGTTTCGTGCAGTGAATAGTGCTGACACCGGTAACCGACAAATGATGTGGGCTATCGGTAGATTCATTATGACTAATCTTCCTAATGGTAGTTGGGGTAGCTATGAACGGGTAGAAGATTGGTGCAATGACAAGAAGGGTATCCGCACTGAATATGTGACAGACATTGAAAAGAACTATATCTGGAAGACACTAAAGGCTTGACAATAAATCATACCTGTGTTATACTTGTAGCTTAAATCAGACAACGGAGTAAAAATGTCAGCATCTTGGATCAACAAACTTAACGAATCAGACAGTCGCCTTCACAAAGAAGATGTAGTAAGGCAAGCATTGGAAGCTGCTATTCTGGGCAGCATCAACTCGCAAGCATTTCTGGGACTCGCTAAGGCATGTTACAATCCCTACGTAACATTTGGTGTTAAGAAAGTTCCTGATACAGTCGGTCTAATTGATTCAGAAAATCCCTGGAGTGACTTCAATGAACTATTGGTTCAGCTATCACAGCGCCAATTGACTGGTCACGCTGCACGTGATGCTATTCAAGAAATGGCAGAACGCTTTGACAGTGAAGAATGGAATACATTCTGTGCCGCAGTGTTGCGTCGGGACCTTCGTGCAGGTATCTCGTCAACTACTATCAACAAAATCTGTAAAAAGACAGAATACGAAATCCCAATCTTTGGTTGCCAGCTTGCAACTAACAGTGAAGGTCGTCCTGAAATGAAGGGTATGAAACGACTTGAGCCTAAGTTGGATGGTGTTCGTGCATTGTTCACTGTTATCCCTAGTGACGGTGATGTGACGATTATCTGTTTCAGTCGCAATGGTAAAGTGTTTGAAAACTTTACTCACATTGAAGACCAGATTGCTAACAGTTGGACTAAGCTAGTTCGTGCATGTACAAACGTAGATCAAGGTCGCAGCCTCATTAACGGTTTCGTACTTGATGGTGAAGTGATCGGTAATACATTCCAAGAACTCATGCGCCAAGCACGCCGCAAAACTGACGCACAAGCCGACGATTCAGTACTCAATATTTTTGACATTATCCCGCTTGAAGACTTCCGTCGAGGTCATTGGAATGCTCAGTTGACTAAGCGTATTGCACTACTTGATGCAATTCGTCCTGTGATTGATACAATGGACAATGTTGAACTACTTCCTCACATCATGGTTGACCTCGACACTGCCGCAGGTAAGGATCAACTTGAGCGTTATGCTAAAGACAACGTGAACGCAGGGTTCGAAGGTATTATGATTAAGAACATGGATGCTCCATATTTGTGCAAACGGTCAACTGACTGGATGAAGTGGAAACCCACTATTACTGTAGACTTGGAGGTCGTAGGTGTTGAAGAAGGTACTGGACGCAATGAAGGTCGACTTGGAGCACTGGTCTGCTCCGGAGTGGACGACGGAAAGGAAATCACTGTCAATGTTGGTAGTGGGTTTAGTGATGGTGATAGAGATAGTTATTGGACTGACTCTGCTATCGTTATTGGTCGCACCGCTGAGGTCATGTGTGACGTGATTACACAAAATCAAGATGGAACGTATTCTCTACGATTCCCCCGATTTGTTCGGTTTCGTGATGACAAACAACAGGTAGTATGATGATTAAAGTATTTTTAGCATTTGTGATATTGACAGTTGTATTTGGATTTGGTATATCTTGGGTCAGAACATTGTCAGGAAAAGAAGTATGGGGCTTGACAAAATCAATAACCTATGCTATAATGTGTTCAATACTATCACTGATAGTGTTAGTTGGTTTAGTAATTTTATTTTAAGGAAACATGATGAAACGTATTTTGACTCTCTCTATTTTGGCTGCTGCTGTTTTGGCAACAGGTTGTACTCGTATTGAAACTGGCGAGGTTGGCGTGCGTGTCGGCTTTGACAAACAGGTCCAAAGTGGTGAACTATTGCCTGGATCTTTCAATCAAACTTTTATCGGTGATGTACTGACATTCCCTATCAAGGACGTTAATGTCACCCTGGAGAATATGACTCCTGTGGCTGCTGACAACTCCACAATGAAGGACTTTGATGCTGTGGTTGTTTACAACATCAATCCATCGCAGGTGTCAGAATTGTATTCAACTAAGAACAAGAGTTTCCACGCAGAGTTCAAAGGTGATACTTACGTGATGTACAACTACATTGTGCAAACTGCTCGTAATGCTATCTACAAGGCAGCACGTAAGCACGAAGCATTGGACATGGCT